CAATTTAATATGGGAAAAGAATCTAACAATTAGTTTAGAAGTAGAACCAGATACATTGAGTATGATACCGCCGATGATAAGAATTAAGACTCATATAATGTATATGATATCAGATAAAGATGTTTCATTACTAAAAAAGAATGATAGTATAAAAGATGTATATGATTATTATGAGTTATATTGCTCGAGTATACAGAATATGCGACATGGTACACCAGACGATTACAAGCATGACAGAACTTAATACAATTTGGATAGTCGACTTAGAAGCAGTTGAAAGTCGATATACTGGAGAATGGAAACATCATTTTCCTGATCTTATGAGAATACATGGTTTTGGAACTCATGAGGTTGAAGTTATAGAAGGACCAAGAAATATTCCAGAAGCGACTACACCTGGTGCATTTTTAAACTTTGGCGGCACTAACATTTATAAAAGTGCTCAAATGGAAAGAATTAGTAGATTGTTTTGTGATGGAAAGATTAAATCCGGAGATCATTTTATTTATACAGATGCATGGAATCCAACTATCATTCAACTTAAGTATATGAGTGAGTTATTGCAGATACCAATTAAAATACATGGTCTTTGGCATGCAGGTAACTATGACCCAAATGATTTTCTAGGTAGATTGATATCTGATAAATGGGTAAAAACATTTGAAACTTCATTAGCACAGACAATAGATTATAATTGGTTTGCATCTGATGATCATTTGAAAATGTTTAGAGATAATTTTGGATATGATGACATCGAATGTTTTAGGACAGGCTGGCCTATGGAGTATCTAAGTGTTATGTTTAAACCTAAAGAAAAAGAAAACATTATATTATTTCCTCATAGAATAGCTCCGGAGAAACAAGTAGAGATATTTAAGGATTTAGCTAAGTCTTTACCAAAAGGATATAAATGTATAGTATGTCAAGAAGAAAATTTATCTAAATCAGAGTATCATAGTCTTTTAGAAAGATCTAAGTTAGTATTCTCTGCAAACCTGCAGGAGACGTTAGGTATTTCATGTTATGAGGGGGCTTTGGCGGGTGCGATTCCTATGGTTCCGAATAGATTAAGTTACAAAGAAATGTATTCAGATGATTTTAAATATCCTAGTAAATGGACAGAATCATGGGAATTATATATAGAGAATAAAGATAAATTGATATCAACAATTATAGAATATGTAGAACATCATGATCATTATAAAAAACAATTAAAAAAATTAACAATAAAATTGCATGAAGAATATTTTTCTTGCAATGGATTAAAAAAGGTATTATTTAATGGAAAATAAAGAAAAACAAAAAGAGTTTATTTACTTCCCATCTTTATCTGCAGGTGGATTTGCATCTGCATTAATAAAAGATGAAAAGTTATCATCTGGAACTCCTTGCAGATTTTATGATGATTCATATCCAGAAGAATTTAGACATAAATACTTCTTAATAACAGCAGGGCATTATTATAAAAAAATGGATATACGTGAACAATTTGGTTTAGGAAAAGATTCATTAGTATTTGGAGATTCCGGAGGATATCAAATAGCAACTGGTGCATTGAAATATAGTAATGACTTGCGAGAAAAAATATTTCATTGGTTAGAGGCCAATTCAGATGTAGCAGCTAATTTAGATATTCCACCTAAAACAGTTTATGAAAATAAATTTTATGAATGTGCAGATATAAGTTATGATAATTTTGCATATTTTGAAAAACATCAGTCAGGTAAAACTAAATTCTTAAACATGTTACAAGGATCCAATCCGCAAGAATATGAATGGTGGTATAACAAATTTAAGCATTTTGAATTTCAAGGCTGGGCTATTGGAGGACCGCAAAAGTTAGTTGATTTCATGTGGGCATTAGCATTGATGTTAAAGAATAGGGAATTTGAAAAGGTAAATTTAGAATATCTGCATTTATTGGGCATTTCTAAAATATCTGATTTCTTTATATTATCAACAATACAAAAGTTATTGAATAAACATTATGGTAACAGAATAGTAGTTACAACAGATTCAAGTTCTCCTGGTCAATATCCTGTTTATGGAACATTTTTGCATTCTCATAATTTTAAGAAACTATCTTTTAGTGATGTATACATGCCAAAAGGAGATAAGGATAAAGATGGAAATATTATTCCATTAAAAGAAAGTAAACTTCCAGATATGCAACCAGATTTATTAGTACCAGATAGTTTAGGAGATCCAGCATGTAAGGATTTCACATGGGGAATGTTAGATAACTATAACAAAGAAGCAGTTCCTAGAATGGTATTACATAATGTACATGTATTTCAAAATACAATAAAGGAAGTAAATAAAATTGTAGCAGCCCATAGAGAGGTTGCTCAATATATGGTGCCTAATAATTTAGCTGCCGTATTAAAAAGTATATATGAAATGTTTGAAGATCCTGATAAAGCAATTACAACATATGAAAAGTATAAGCAATATTATCAAAAATTTGGAGGACAGAGTATAACAACAATTAACAAAGACATATTTAATCAATTTTTTCAAGAAAAAGAATTAGTAAAAGATTAGGAATCGTGAGAATTTATCCTTATCTTTAAGTATAGTTAATTAATAAAAATAAGAACTACAAAAACTATGAAAAAACAAGAACTTTTAAATTTTATAAACAGATATCATTTAGCCGGAGCTACTACATCTGTAAAATGGGTGTCAAAGGATGGCACATTAGAAACTAAATTTATTACAGACGATCAGAATGTAATTGGAACAATTGAATCTAATAATTTAGATTTAGGTAATCATGATTTAGGTGTATTTGCAACACCAGCATTAGTAAAAATGTTAACAGCAATTGGAGATGATCTAAATGTAAAAGTAAATGCTATGGATTCGACGGCAGTAAGTATTGACATGTCAGATACTGATGTTAATATGAAATTTATGTTAGCCGATTTATCTGTAATAAGACAGGTACCAGATTTGAAACAATTACCAGATTGGGATGTTACTATAGATTTAACAAAAGAATTTACTAATAAATTTATTAAAGCAAAGAATGCAATTCCAGAATCAGAAAACTTTGGTATTGAATGTAAACATGATAAGACAGATTTTATTATTAATTATTCTTCTATAAATACTAATAGAATTAAATTTAATGTGGATTCAACAATTCATAAAGATATGGGAGTAGTATGCTTTTCATCTAACGGATTCAAAGAAATATTACAAGCTAATAAAGATGCAGAGACAGCAAAATTGGAAGTATCGGCAGCAGGATTAGGTAAAGTTACATTTACTGGTAAGACATATACATCTACATACTATTTAGTACAATTACAAGCAGCATGATACAAGTAAAGTATAAAAAATTATCAGAAAATGCAATTGCACCGTCATATGCTAAAAAAGGTGATGCAGGATTGGATATTTCAGCAATTAGATATGTCATCAATAAAAAATATAATTTTATTGAATATCATACGGGGTTAGCATTTGAGGTACCAGAAGGTCATGTCGGACTACTATTTCCTAGATCATCTGTATCTAAAACAGATCTAAGATTAGCAAATGCAGTAGGTGTTGTTGATTCTGGTTACAGAGGCGAAATAACATTTAGATACAAATTTAATAAAGATAGCTTTTTTGCATCTTTAAAAAGATTTGAAGAAGGAGATAGAGTAGGACAATTAGTTGTAATGCCATATCCAAAAGTAGAATTAGTAGAATCAGATCAATTAGCTGAATCCGAAAGAGGTGATGGCGCATATGGATCGACAGGTAAATAAAAAATATGTTTGGAAGTCAAGAAAATACATTATGGGTTGAAAAATTTAGACCCGGAACATTAGATGGATATGTCGGTAATGAACATATCATAGATAAAGTAAAATTATATCTTAAGTCAGGCGATGTGCCTCATTTATTATTTTATGGAGGTGCAGGTACAGGTAAAACGACATTAGCTAAAATTATTGCAAATAATGTAGATGCCGATTTAATGTATATAAATGCTTCAGACGAAAATAATATTGATACGGTTAGGACTAAGATAAAGAGTTATGCAAGTACAGTAGGATTTAAAAGATGGAAGATTGTAATATTAGATGAGGCAGATTATATGACTCCAAACGGTCAGGCAGCATTAAGAAATTTAATGGAGACATTTTCTAAAACAACTAGATTCATATTAACATGTAATTATGTTGAAAAAATTATAGATCCTATACAGAGTAGATGTCAGGTATTTGGTATAACTCCTCCTAATAAAAAAGAGGTTGCAAAACGGATAGTATCTATATTAAATGAACTTGAAGTGTCATATGATAATAAAGATCTTGTAACAATTATAAACGCCGGCTATCCTGATATTAGAAGGGTTTTGAATGGCTGTCAGAGGCAAGTAATTGATGGAGAATTAAAAATAGATGCTACTAGTGTTATGCAAGCAAATTATATGACTAAACTAGTAGAAATGTTAAATTCGGATAGAGATAAGAAAACTGCATTTAAGGATATAAGACAATTGATTGCTGATAGTAAAGTTAGAGATTTTTCGGCTCTACATAAATATTTATTTGACGAATTGGATAATTATGCAAAAGGACATATTGCAAGTATTATATTGATCTTAGCTGAATCACAATATCAAGATTCGTTTGCTGTAGATAAAGAGTTACATATAATGTCAACAATTGTCAAAATACTAAACGAAATAAAGTAGGAAATATAATGAGTAAAATAATAGGAATGGATGGAAATACTCCCAAAAAGCCACAACTTAAACCAGAAGATTTAAATGACATTGTATGTGAACAATGTAATGGAAAATACTTTAGACAAGTGAGTGCATTTAAGCGAGTATCAGCAATAATGTCACCTACGGGTAAAGAACAGATAGCTCCAGTACCATCATTTAGATGTGATGATTGTGATCATATAAACAAAGAATTTCAAATAATTTGAAAAAGCCTAAAACATTATTCGATCATTTAGCTGGAATAACGCATAAAAAGGTTAAGTGGGAAGATTTGGATGAGATGGATCAAAAATCATTTACTCCATATCTAATCAATCGTTGGCTATCAATGTCACCTGATCTTATTGAAATTGTTAATATGTTTCAACATTATACAATAGGACCATTAATGAAAGAGCATGTTTATAAATTATATTATGAGATATTACCAAAAGGTAAATATTTTAGTAAATATATAAAAGGTAAGAAATCTGACAAGTATAATAAAGAGTTGGTATCATTCTTTGCAACACATTATCAAATATCAAAACGTGAAGCTGAAGAGTATATATCATTAATGAAAAAAGAAGAAGTATTAGCTGTATGTAAAAAATATGGTAAATCGGATAAAGAAATAAAACAGTTATTAAAATGAAATCAATAAAAGATACCCCGGGCAGAACAAATATAGAGTTTGTTGAAAAGACTATAAAAGAAGAAACTGCAATACAATATTGTGAAAGATTATATCCACAAACCACGAAAGAGTTTCAAAAAATAATGGATGAAATGTATGTAACATTTTGCAAAAAACAACGTAACTATGGCCCAGCTAATATATCAGTTGGAACTAATTTAGAAACTGAAGAAGACATTAAGTTATCATTATCAGGTTTATGGTTTAGAATGAATGATAAAATTCAAAGATTAAAGCAATTAGTTGTACTAGGCCAGCCTGATGAAGTCGGTGAAAATATACAAGATACTTATGAGGACTTATCAGTATATGGAGTTATAGCTCAATTAGTACAAAGAAAAAAATGGGGTAAATAGATGAAAAAAAGTAAAATTATAGAAGCATTGAGAGCTCAAGCTCTTGCAGATAAGGCTAAGGCTCAAATGGCTTTAGATTTATTAGAAAATCAAGCAGTCGGCATAGGGGATCATACAGCTAATGATTTTTTCAAAGATGCAAATGAAGCATTGGAATTACTAGTCGAGGCTGATGATAAATTAGAAACGTTAACTAAATATTATGGATAATAAAGCTTCAGATTTATTAGGATATTACAAAAATTATTCTTATATTTAAGTATGCATTCAATAATAAAATTTAACGATCGTGAGCCAACGAAAGGCCAACGTAAAATATCATATTCTCAATATTCTATGTACGCTCAATGTCCTAAGAGATGGGAATTAGCATATGTCAAGAATCTAAGAACATTTAGTCAAAGTATACATACATTATTTGGAACAGCGTTTCATGAAACATTACAACATTATTTGACAGTAATGTATGAAACAACTGCAAAGGCAGCAGATGAAATTGATCTAAATGCTATGTTATTATCTAGAATGCAATCTTTATACAAGGATGCAGTAAGTAAAATGGATGATCATTTTTCTAATAAATTTGAATTAACAGAATTTTATAATGATGGAGTTGAAATCTTAAATTCCATAAAACGTAATAGAATTAGATATTTCTCTGCTAAGAATGAAGAATTAGTAGGTATAGAAGTTCGTATATTCCATCCAGTATCGCCGAAGAATCCTAATGTGTTTATGTTAGGTTATTTAGATATAGTAATAAGAGATAAACGTACGGATAGAATTAAGATTATAGATATTAAAACTAGTACAATGGGATGGAACAAATATCAGAAAGCTGATAAATTAAAGTCATCGCAGTTGGTACTATATAAAAAATACTTTGCTGAACAATATGGATTTGATGTAGAGAAGATTGATATACTATATATGATTGTAAAACGTAAATTGATAGATGGTGCAATGTTTCCACAAAGAAGAGTACAAGAACATGCTCCGGCAAGTGGTAAGCCTACAAGAAATGTATTAACTAGATCGATTGATAATT